CGATTTCAGCATCTGTAACATCAATAAACAACTCAAGTGCAGCAGCGGTGCTTCCAGATACAACAAAACGCTGCCAAGACGTAGTAATTGTAATTTTATTTTTAGTTGAGCCATCTACACGCATCCAAATTTTTTGGCTTGAACCCGTATTGCTCTTTAGGTATACCGAAATAGTATGCGCTCCAGAAGCAACGTAGTCTTGACGGATACGGCTATAACTTCCGCCAGTATAGTTTAATTGGATTCGGTCTGCATCTTGATATCCATCGGGTGAAATAGCATAGTTTGCCGATACTGATTGACCAGCACCATCGCCATCAAGCGCCCAAGCAGCGTTATTAAACTGCTCCGAGTAGGTGATTAGATTTGTCCGCTGCGGCTCAAGCAACAATTTTCCGCAGGTAGAGCCAAGATAATCCAAACGGGGTAACCCACTAACAGGGCCAACGCTTACTGCTGCGCTGGTGGTGGCGATGTAGTCTGTTGCTCCGAAGTCAGAAACCTCAAGCATAGCACCCCACAAAAATACTCCGCTTGTGCCGTCACCCGTTTCGCCTCCACGAATAGAGTATTTGCTAAAGTTAGTTACCCCCGCTTCGGTTGTAAACGACAAACGATACCAACCATTTGCTAATGTTTGAACTTGTACGTTGTTGAATTGACCAAAGTTACCTCCAATAATGTTTGCAACGCCAGTCGTTAAATTTAAGTTTAAGAAATTACCCCAAGAATCGTTCTCACGAATACGAACGGAGTTTTGCCCCGCTGCTTTTACAAAAATAGAAAAGGTATAGGTGTTTGAGGCAACCGCTATAATTTGCTGAAGTTGACTGGCATTCGCTGCAGCTGGGTCGGCTCCTACACTTGGTATTAGTTTATCAGCGGTAGTGGTTCCATCGGGTGCCGTAGTAGCATTTGCGGAAATCGTAGCGGTACTTAACGACCAAACCGCATTGTCAAGAGTTTGGCTATGAAGCAGCACGTTCGTCCGCACCTTCTCAATAAGGCCATTACTTGCAACACGGGTTGCACTTGAGGCTCTTGAGAAAACCAAATCTCCGCTACCGTCCGTCGGCACTGCAGAGTAAACCTTCTGGTCCTTGTAACCAGAGGGAATTAAAACTAATGATGCATCACTATAAAAGCTCATAACTCCAAATGTGTTTTTTATATGTTTCTACTATTCCTTTGCAAGCCTTTGACACAGACCAATAATTGCCTCCGTAAAAGTCAGCGGCCTCCTTAAGAGATTCGAACTTCCTTACAAAGGTACCATCTTTTGTGTATTGATAAACTGACTTAGCGCTATTTGATTTTTTACCTCTCATCGCAGCCCAAGCGTTTTCCATAGAAAATAATCCGTTGTCGTAGGCGTGCTTTGTATTTTCCCTAATAGTTGTCCACTCTAGGTTCTCAATGTTATTATTCTGCTTATTGCAGTCCTTGTGATTTACGCATTGATGGTGTGGCTCTCTATTTAAAAAAGCATTTGCAACAAGTGAATGAACAGAGCGAGGTAGAGACTTCTTTTTTTCGTTGTCGTACAAAAGTACCGTGGGGTATCCATTATACTTGTCGGATATATACTGAGTGCAGATTCTCTCTGGGTAATGGCGAACACTTTTAGTTTTGCCACAAAATAATAATTCAGTTGAATGGGCTTTACGCTTTACCCTTCCGAGGTTACTCACTGAATAAGCTCGGTAGAACTTTTCTTCAACAATATCACGCCACTCTTCCATCACTGATTTAATGCAAAAATGGAATTTTCTAAACAAACTTCTGATTCAACGGTAGCGCCATCAGCGATCCACCTGTTGATGAAGTAATAGATACCACTAGCTGGATTGCTAGTTCCTTGAACTGATAAAGTGACCACTGCGTTGAGCAGGCATTCGTAGCCCTCTACAACACCTCCATCAGCAATAACTCTATCGCTGTAGTAAGTAGTGGCAATATCAGCATTGTCTCGGATGTTACGTATTCCGAGAAGAAAGATTTTGTAAGCAAAACAAGCTAAGCCCTCAACAACGCCGCCATCATCTTCTACCCTAGTCTGGTAGGCATCTGCAATAGCGTCAGCATAGGTCCGAATAAAACCAGACCAGCTATACTGAGTTGGAACGCTTAAACCTAAGCTTATCATCTTTAGGCGATATAGGCAATCACAAGTCCAGACTGGACGGCAACTGAGCTAAACAATCCGTAGATGGTGGTACCAGCAATCAGAGTAACAAAAGAAAGATTATCTCCCTCTTCAGAAGTTACACTTACAACGGCATCATTTACAACCAAGAATGCTCGGTAGTATTCTCCACTTACTGAGATGAATGAAGAATCAATTTGACGGAAACCCTTCTGACCAAAAGCCTGAAGATGGTAGTTTGGGGTTGCATTTAGGTTACTGTATCCCATAGCTGAAAGAAATGTTAAAGGTCAAACGCAAAGCTATTGCGTTACAAAGATAGTTATTGATTTAGTATGATGTCAACGATGTCTTCCTCTCCCTGAAGGTCTTCCTTCTTGAGTTCAGGACGCTCGCCTTTACGCTGTGCAATCAGCTTGCTCTGGGCTACTGCCTGTTCCTTAATGCGTTGATCCTTTCGGTCCTCAGCCTCTTGTTCGGCATTCTGACGAACACCTGACTCGATCTGCTGTTCGGCAATTCCGTAGTCTCCCTGAATCTTGGCTAGCTGCATCTTAAGGGCATACTCAACCTTCAAAAGTTCAGCCTTGGCTGTTGCCTCGAGCTGGATGCGCTGCTGCTCAAGCTGAGCCTTCATCTGCTCCTCCTGCATCTTGGCTTGTGAAGTTACTTGTGCAACTTGTGCGTTAGCCTGTGCTTGGAACTGAGAGTTCTGCTGGGCCATCTCCTGACGCTGCTTGATGCGCTTCTTACGGCGAACAACCAACAGACGTTCTGCCTGATCGATATCACGCAGCTGACGGATAGCCATAGCGTCCTCGATGTCCAGCTCACCAGCAGCGATAGACGCTTGAATGTTCTGCTCAAGGTACATACGGTCAATCTCATTCATATCGGTAACAACGCGCACTCCGAAGTTGTACATCGGAAGCTTAGCGAAGCTGGTCAACACCGCCATATTCTCGCGTCCAATAGCCGTTTCGTACGCGCGGTACAGGATAGACTTAGGAGGCAAAATCTGCAGGCACTTGACGATGTCCTCGCACACGTTACGGTAAAGAACCATAGAGGCGTTGGTAATGTCGTACAGTGCATTGTTGGCTGCTGCCAGTTGCTGCTGGCGCACGCCAACAAGCTGGTCTCCCTTCGGGCTAGAACCGTCCATCACCTCATTGATACCCGTAGCATCGCGAATCATACGCAGTGCGTGGTTGTAGATGGTGATGAGCTCGTTGATGTTACGGATAGAGTTGTCCAATGGACGGATAGGTGGGTTCTGGAAGCTACCATCAGCATTCTTACTGCGGTAGTAGAACACACCAGTCTGTTCGTAGATGTCTTGGATGTCCAGAGGCTGGAGCTCTCCGCCACGACCGAGTTGTACGTTCTCCAATCCTTCGATGTCTACAATCAATCCATCAGGCTTAGCCTTAGCGATAGACTGTTGGAGTTTCAGGTGGGTGATCTGAATCTGGTCAGCGAAGCCGATAACAGAACTTACCATTGACTTGGGGATCATCCGACGGATGTTGGTGGCTACAGCACTGTAGCTCATCTTCGTGCGGGTAAGGTCGTGTACGTTCTTCGGGATGTTCTTCTTCAGGCCGTAGTCAAAGATGTACTCGGTACCCAAAATGAACTGACCTCCGTAGAGCGTCTGGTTTTGCATATAGACAGCCTCACGGTCGTATACGCTCTGCTGAGGAGCGTTGTACTTGTTTCCCTTGAAGTAGAATCCGATGTTTCCAAAACGTGATTCCTTCTTCTCGAAGATGATGTTGTCTACACTGATGAACTCAAACTCCATCACGTCGATGGTGTACTCGTCGTAACCGTAGTAGTACGCCTGCATACCAGAGTCGTACTGAGAGTTCATAAAGCGGTTGGGGTCGTTACCGAAACGGTTCATCACCGTGCGAGCCATATTCTCGTACTGTGCCTCGGTGAATTGATCACCAGCAATACGCTTAAGCTCAGCGATGCTCATACGCTTGATGTGTCCAGCGTAGATGATGTCGCTAAAGGTTGGATCGTTGGTGAAGCTGTGGATGAAGTATGCGGGGTCAACGTACTCCTCTACGATTCCGTAGTTCGGGTCGTTGCTGCGCTTGACAACAGCCATACCGCAGCTAACCAAGTCCTCTACGTTGCGACGGAAGATCTTCTCATCGAAGTCGTTCCAGTCAAGCGTAAGGTTGGTTCCGATCTGTGCGGCAATCTCAGCTGCCGTCTTTACGTTTGTCTCAAGGAAAATCTCTGCCTCCTCAGCAGTATCAGGCAAAGCATCAGGATCAACAGCGGTGCGAAGACCACTTGCCTTAGCCTCTACAAGAACATCTTTGTTCTCAATGAAGATCTTTACCTTGTTCTTTTCAATGTCCTTCTCGCTGCGGCTTAATGGATCGATAGCCTCGAGGTTAGGGTAGAACTTAGCAGAAAGAATCTTGTTTACTACGATCTTAACGAACTTAGGAACGATGGGTACCGGAGTCCAGTCGAGGTTTACCAGTGAGCCGTCTCCGTTATTCGGATCAAGTGACGTGAGGATTTGCTTGTAAATAGAGGTGTCTTGCGTTCCGTTTGCGTAGTCGCGTGCAATCTCAAACTCCTTCCAGCGCTTGCTGTACAGAGATCCCTCCCACTCAACAGAACCCCACTGAGAGTAGATAGCCTTTGCATATTGAAGACCATAGGCTTTGCTAACCTTGATCTCGTGTGAAGCCAGCGGATCTGGGAAGGTAGAGTCGTATCCGTTGCTTTTAACTGAGTATTGATCCATTTATCGCAGTTTATACACAAAGGTACAAGTTATATTAGCGCGTAATTTCCTTGCCTTTCCTGAAGAAAACCTTCTC